ATCTGCATCAGTCCAAAGCCTTACATTGGCAATGCCGACTAAGGCTTGCTCGTAAATGTCGCGGCGGCCAAGACTTATTGAAATGTTGCTGATTGTGTTATCTGCATACTCATTGACCCCAGCAAAGATTACTTTTGGGTATGGCGTGTATACGGTCACAGTGTTGCCCCAACAAAGTTGACTGCGCCTGTGCGCCTTGCGCTATCTTGTAGGAGTTTCTCTATTGATCGGCGAGCAGATTCACCATCGATAATGCCGTTCATGTTGATAGTTACATTTTGTCCACCAGCACTGTTAGGTCGTATCGATCCCGATCCATTTGGTACAAAGAGTTCAGGGCCAAACTCGCCAACACGGTATGCCTGACCACCCATGACTGAACCACCAGCTGCTCTTGCCTTTGGTCGAGGCGTAAATCCTGCCTCTGGAAGATTTATGTTAAGCGGATTTTGAATAAATCGCAATGCAGGCAGGGCGGCTTGGTAAGCATTTGAAATAGCGTTTATTGCATTTGCAACCGTTTCTAATGATGCTGCAATTCGTTCCATCATGCTCGCAGCGCCCGGGCCACCATCTGTAACGGTTGAGAATAAATTACTAAAAGCATCCGCGACCGCTCTTAGTGCGCCGCCTAAACTAAACGCGCCGTCGCCCTCAAAATTTCCAGCTAGTTCTCTCGCACGATTGCTTAATCCCTCTGGGTCTTCCCCACTGAATCCTTTGGCAACTTTGTTAACTTCTTCAAGCAATACTTTCATGGTTGGTAGTAATGCCACACCAATGGATTCTTTAAGTTCGCCAACCCGCTCGGTAACAATAGCCAATTGCCCTGCGTAGGTTTCGGTGTTGGCCTTGGCCGCGCCACCAAATAACCGTACAAGTTCATCTTGGACTACGTTGAAATCTTTAGTTTTCTTAATGTTTTCATCAAGTGGAATGCCCAACTTAGTAAGCGCACCAATGTTGCCGTTGTAAGCCTTGGCAAGTGTCAGCGATACTGTTTCTAAATCGCGGCCAGTACCGGCTGCAATATCTAGGGCTAGGTTTGTAAGTTGTTGAGCCTTGCCAACATCACCAGTGGCGCGGGCTAAATTAGCAAGTGCCGGGCGTAACTTTGTGTCGGCTACACCAAAGGCTAATTGTTGCTTAGTAATGTAATCTTCGGTGGACTTGATCTGTGCATCCGTGGCGTTGGTTGTATTTTTTAGGGCTTCGGCAAGTTGCTTTTGACTTTGCTCATCCTCAACTGCTGCCTTTACACCATCAATACCAATTTTGACTGCATAGGCTGCGGCAGCTGCGCCAGCAACTACAAAAGCAGCTGCGGCCATTTTGCCGTATTTACCTAGTTTCTTTGTAAAGCTTTTAGTATCGTTATCTGCTTGTGCAAGACTTCGGCCAAATTGATCTACATCAGCAAGCAAATTAAGTTTGAGTGTTCTCACGTCAGCCATTGTTGTCATCCCACTTTTCTATAACTCTTTTAGTAACCGCATCTTTCCAACGGCGTGTTAATTCTGGTTGGATTCTTTTAAGTGTTAAGAAAATGCCGTAGCCCTCGTTTCCTCGACCTTGGGCAGGTGAGCGATCAGGAAAGCGTCGACCACCATTTTCAAAAAGTGCTGGGCCACCAAATTCTGAACCAAACAAAACTTGACCAGATACAGCCCCACCACTAAACCGACCTTTACTGCCACCGATTGTGACATTAGGTATCCGATCTTTGTTGGCTCGGATTGTAGCTGCAACCTTTTGGGCTTGGGCTGGCAATGGGTTTAAGTTGTAGCTGCTTTGCATTTCTGTGGCTGACCACTGGCTAATGCTTGTTACATCATCTTTTAGGGCTTTCTTTGCGCCCTCATCCATTTCGCGAAATGCCTTGTATAGCGATTTTAGATCCCGAGAGTCAGGGGTCATTTTAACTGTTACTTTGTCAGCCATGACCATTCCTCTCTGTTATCAGCTTTAAGGCTGTGTTGATGTCTGCGAGTGACCATTGGTACAGATCCGATAAAGGTATCCCGGTGACAACTGCTATTCTGACGAGTCCGTCAGCGAGTTCTCTTTTGGGCTTTCCTCGACCACCTCAAAGGTTTCAAACTCATTGGTGACCCATGCTTGCTGGCTTGGTAACTTAGTATGCCCTTGGGCCTTAGCGGCCTTGTAAAGCATGCATGTTATGACATCCAGCGAGCCTTGGCTCATTTTTTCTGCCGCTTGGCTAACTGTGTAACCGAGTTCTCTTTCAATCTCAATCCACAACCAAGCGTTTTCATCACTCACTATGTAGTTGTTGCCCTGTTTTGTTGTAATTGTGTATTGCATAATGGTTGCCCTGTTCTATTCGTTAGGCTCTGGATACTGATCCATCCTCAACAATAAAGCTGAGGCTGGTTGTTAATACGTCAGTGGCCGCGCCACCAACGGTTGGGAACACTGGAAATACGTTGCCAGTAAATGTATCGCCCGGGCCGACATCAAATGAGAATGCCAATGCAGTGTCAGGTGCGTTTTTGGCTGCATCCCATAATGCGCTAATAATTCCCGGTGATGCGGAATCGTCGAGATACATTTCTACATTAAGTGTTGCAGTCTTATCTACAGTCTTGTAAGCGCGACCTGATAGGACTTCAAGCACTTGTTGGTTATTTTCCATTTCAAGTGTAACTGTTGATGCTTGATCTGCGTACGACACCGAGTTAATGGTTAGTGTCATATTCCGACCAGTTATGTATGTTGCTGGCATGACTTGCCTTTCCTAGTTGGTTGTGACCATCTCGATGTTGAGTTGGCTGATTAGCATGTCGGCGTTTCCGATTTGCTGAACTGTTGGTTGCGACCATCCACCAAGTAAAGAAATGTTATTGGCTAATAGGTCGGTCACTGAAAAAATTAAGGTTTCCAAGTTTTTCAAAGCTGCTTGGTTATCAGCTGCATTTACAATGACTGTGATGTCAAAGCGCACATTGCAACGCGCTCCACCGATGGCACTTACTGTAATGTAAGGCGATCCCGGTACAAGCACAATGGCAGGTGGGGTGATGTTCTCATTTGGGTATGCGTAAACAACCCGACCAGCAGCTGCAAGAGTTGCGGAAAGGTTAGCCCGGTATGTTGCTAGATCAGCCAAGGTAGCCTCGGGTGTCTAGGTGCTTGCCTAGTAGGCCTGACACTCGGGTAAGCATAGAACGGCCTAGGCGGTACGGTGCTGGACTTTGGAAGTCAACACCTTGCTGGCCTAGTGTGCCTGTACGAGTGATCCAGATGTCGCATGCTACGGCAAGCGCACTTTCGCGAACTTCCGGCACAGAATCATATAAAGCGGCTTGGCTGGTCAATACTGCTCGGCCATTAGGAATGATTGACCTCTTGGTGATGTCTGCATTGGTGATTGCAGCTTCAAAAAATGATACGCCGTATTCGTCGTATCCAACTTTGGTTACTGTGCGTGAACCATCAAATGGTGCGCCACACTTGCTTACAGTTAAAGCCTGACCGACTACGAAAGTATTGTCATGGCAATAAAACCGAGCCACGTTGTTATTTAATTCTGCGCCCACAATAGATACATCATCAAAGATTAAGTAAGAAAGAATTATGTTTTCGGCACTATCTGCAACTGCCTGCACGATTGCATCAGCATAGATGTCACCAATACCAAGTACGGCTTTTAGCTCGCTTAGTGTAATTAATGCCATCTCAAATCCTTATCTATTGAAGTGTGTGGGGGGCACAGGGCCGCACCCCCCACACTTCTAACTAACGCTGACTTAGGTCAGGTTAAAGCGACGAACTCCACCAGCGGTCAAAACGCCTACGGCCAAGTAACCGTAAAGCATTGTTTCGATTTCGCCAGATGTTACTACGTTTGTTGACATACGTAGGATTGGTGATTCGTAGATTGCAACAGCTGATGGGGTCACAATGAATGCTGACTCATCGATAGTTGTTGCAACTGCATTTGGATCTACGTACAGATCAAGTCCAAGTACGTTACCGCGTAGCGACTGTGGGCCTGCAACGCCACCGTTGTTCTGTGGGTTGTAAGCATTGTAGATTGGGCGACCGGTTGAATCGGTTGCACCAAGTAGCAATGACCACTGTGAAGTTCCTGCAATGTATGCGCTTGGAAGTTCACCTGTTGCTAGGTAAGCAGCTGGGGCTTCGGTTGATACGTAGGAAATGATGCCTGCGGATGTTGCTGCAACTGCTGTAGCTTGTGTGCCACCTGCGGTTAGGGCTGCAATAACTGCTGCATCGGTTGCCTTGTTGTAGGCACGTGTCATGTTATCAACCATTGCTTGGAAAAAGTCTGGGGATGAACGCTCTAGTAGTTCTACTGAGTAACGTTGCATTCCTGCAAACTTGTTTACATCTAGGTTGACGTATGAGGACACAATTCCAGTTTCGGATGGTGCTGCACCTTCGTTGGTGTCTGCAACAGTTCCGCTGGTTGTGATTTTTGGATGGCTAATAACCATGCCTGATGCAGTGATGGCACGTGAGCCAATTGCATCAATGGCTGGACGTGAGCCAATGGATGTGTCAATAACGCTGTTTACATACTGCACTGGGGTGAACGCTGGGTTCGTGCTGAATGAATCATCGGCTGCCATAACATATTGGGCTGAATCATGGTTGCCCATTTTGGCCTTGATGCTGTGTTCCAAGTACGAGGCTTGGCTGTTGATTGGTGAACGAGGCTTTGCGTAAGCCACTGGTGCTGCGGCATGAACAACCGCTGCTGCGGTCACTTCATCTGCCACTGGTGCGGTTGTTTCTTCCACTGTGATCTCCTGTGGTTGTTCCTCGGCAGGTTGTTCCGCCTCGGTGGTTTCTGGGGCGATCTCGTCATCAGCCTCTGTGGCTGCAACGCTCGCTATTTGAGCATCTTTGAATGCAGGATTGGTGACATGGGCTACGGCTTCAAGTTTGGCAGCTGATACGACCATCACGCCTTTCTCAATGGTGTATTCACCAACATTGGCTTCGATACTAAATGCCGGGCGCAATCCCTCGGACGCTTCAACTAGTGCATCATTGCCAGCACCCGTTGGCGCGATCTTAAACGCCATCGAAATACCTGCTGGGGTGATTTCCTCTGATCCTGCAATGCCACGACCCAATGGGCGTGTGCGGTCATGTTCCATGTTCAAAACAATTTGGCTTGGGTCAATCTCGCCAAACGCGCCAAACTCAAAGCGGACTGGGCCAGCCGATGTGTTGCCAACTTTGGCGAACGGCACGACAAGGCCTTTTATGGTTCGGGTTTCTGTGTCGGCAGCTAGTACCTGACCCTCAAAACTAAGTTGCATTTTCATTTCCTCTCGGTGCGAGATCCATTTCCTCACGCGCTTCATCTACGCTAATTAAGCCGTAATCAAGCATCTTGCCCAAAACTTCAATTTGTTCAAGTGGGTTTCCGCGCAAGTAATCGTCAAGATCAAATCTGACCTTTTGACCTCTTGGCGTAACATCTACCATTGTCAAGCGTTCCTCGATGCAACTCATGAATGGGCGCAATGAGAAATCGACAAGGCTTCGGCGTTCCTGGCTCACGTTAGAGTAAGTCGCGCTGGCTGATTCGGCGTTGATGTACCAGGCAGGGATGTTGCACATACGAGCAATTTCAGCTGCTGTGTTTAAGCGCGATTCAGTCAGTTGCATTTGTCCGGCATCGTAGCCAAAGGTGGTTACATCCAACGGGCCTGATAAGTAAGCGGTTGATCGAGTGGCTCGGGCTTGTTTCCACTGCGCCAGTAGGCTCGACACCTGCTCTGGGGGTAAATCCACGCCACTATTCTTGATCACCATTGTTGGGTTTGGCTCGCTGGCCATACGCTGTACGGCTTCTTCTAACTTTAAGGCTGTTGAGATAGTGCGGCCACCTCGATTGAGAATGCCCTCGTCAATACCACTAAACATGATTAGCGATCCCACACCTGTGGCTGGCATCAAGCCGCCCTCGATGTAAAAGCCGTTCACGATCTCTTGGGTATTCAAATCAGTTGTGAAAGTAACGCGTGTCGGATCAATTCGGCGAGCCTGTGTCGGCCTGCCATCCTCGGGGTTTACTTCAAGCACTTGCCAGAATGATCGGCCATGAAATAACAAATCCTCGACAGTCCAAGCCATAGTCACAGCTAGTGGGATGGCTGGGTCTGGCTGTTCCAGAATCTTGCGACCCTCGACCTTTGCACCAGTGATCATGTTGTAAGAGTTCAGGCCAAGTGTTGAGATTGTGCCAGCAATAATGTTGCGAGCGCGTGCGACTGCTGGCACTTGCATTGCGCTAGATCGGTCAACCCTAAAAGTATTAAACGGGGTAAAGTATGCGTCTTGGTAAAACGGAATGGCAATACCTGCACGCGCTTCAATCTGTGGTTTTTCAGTCGGTGCGCCGAGTAAAAAATCTATGAATCCCATTTTGTCATTACACCATAGGCAACTGACTTTGGATAATTTTGTCGCGCTTTGTCACGTTGTTGCGCGTGTTGTCACATCAACTGGCTGGCAATCCTAGTGGTCTTGATCCCTCTTGGTTGCCAGCCAGCCTCGATGAGAACCCAAGGCAGGGTTATGCGCTAACTATACTCACACTCTGTTGTGGTTCGGTGGCATGACCCACCGCCATGACCAAAGCAACTGCCGCGCTGATCGGCACTTGCGCCGCTCGTCTAGCAATTCGCCAACCACCATCGGATGCCGGGCGGCGAGCGCAACTGACCAGATGGTTGTGCATAGTTTCCTGGGCTGGGTGTAGCAGCTGCCGCGACTGCATTGCGTTCATTGTTTGATCGCACATGATTGCAAAGTTGGCAGAGTTCCAAGGCGTTGGCGCAACTGGCACACCAGCCTGGGCAAGTCTTGGCGCAATGTACCCAGCAGTATTTGGATCATAGGCTAGCACCCTTGGGCGATAGCGGCGAGTCAGTGTGGCGATCTCGCCAGCCAATTCAAGGTCGTTGATTCCGCCCTCTTTTTTCCATTCGTGCAAGAATACGGCGTAACCCTTTTCTTTCTGTTGCAAGGTAACAAGGCAAGCAAGTTCGCGGTTAAAGTTTAGGTCTAGTGCCATCCATGTTGGGAGTCCATCCTCTAGGGCCACATCCGACTCGCACTCATTCCACACTTGCATTGGCCAAGGCGAGTCGATCGCATCCACCCACATACAAAGGGTCTCGGTCTTAAATGCATCAGGGCTGTCAAAGGTTGCGGCATCCTTGATGTTTTGTTCGTTGATTGTAAATCCCATTGCAGGGTTGGCCATTTTCCAAGCCTCAATGTCGTCCACCGATGACCCTGCTGGCGCGCTGTATTCGTAGTAACCCATTCGATCACTAGCGAAAGTCAAAGCCCTGCGGCGTTGCTCGTTCAACACATTGCTGGTCAAGTCGCCCGCGTTGCTAGTCCAAAACACTTGGGCATTTGGTCTGGCTCGGGTTATCGGGGTGACGGCTGCCCAGGTTGATTCGTCAATTTCTCTAAGTTCATCGACGTACAGCAAGTCAGCTGACGATCCACGCGGGCCCTCGCTTGTAGCTGCTCGGATTGAATACTTGCGTATTCGCTCGCACTTTCCCCCACATGACTTGGGGTAATGGTGGCAATACACCTCTAATTCCTCTTGGCCGTTAGTCCGGGAAACTCGCTTGATCCGCTTTCGCATCCAGTCCAGGCTTTCGGCCATATCAACTGTTTGCTTAAAAGTGTCTAGCGATAGTTGCCTAGTCTGTGACATGGCGATCGCATTCTTTTCACCAAACACATACAGGCCAGCAAGGATACGCATCCGCATCATGTGGGTTTTGCCATTCTGCCTGGCTACAAGAATACCGACCTGACTTCTGGCCCATTTTCCATTTGGCAAGATTTGCAAAGCATCATCAAGCACATACTTTTGCCAATCTAAAAGTGGCACTCCAAGTTCGTCAGCTAGTGCCGCCACTACTGGCCCTGCGCTTGGCAGTTTCAGACTTGGGCTTTCGATCCTTGGCTTCGAGTAGCCGTAGATAACTTCCGACATGGTTTGTCCCATCATTTTCCTCGCCCTGTTTTCCTGCTGTTCTAGTTTCCACCGTCAAGTGCAGCTGCTGCAACACCGATAAGTATTTGGCGGCCAAAGGTGTGGCCTCTTTGAGATCGCCCATGTCAAAAGCCGTGTCAAGCGCCAAAGCAATCCGCCGGGCGAGAGTCATGGCCGCTACATCAGTTGGCGCAATCCAATTCGCTACCGACAATGCAGAATTC